AGGCCGAACGGAGGACGCGTGGCGAATCGTACCAATCATCCGAAGCACCAGCCGACGCCCGAGCAGCGCAAGCAAGTTAAGGCGATGGCGGCTTACGGTATTCCTGAGCTGGACATTGCGCGGGTCTTCGACATCGATCGCATGACTTTGCGCAAGCATTATCGCCACGAGTTGGAAACCGCACACGTCGAGGCCAATGCCAAGGTCGCCGACAACCTGTTCAAGATCGCGACCGGCACCGGGCGTGAGGCGGTTACCGCGGCGATCTTCTGGCTCAAGGTCCGCGCCGGCTGGTCCGAGTATTCGCCAGCGCCGTTGCCACCTTCACTCGGCAAGAAGCAGCAGGCCGAGCTCGACGCGGTCACCAGTGCCAAGGGCACCGAGTGGAGCGAGCTGGTGCATTGAATGATTGATCTCTCGTGCCGGGATTGGGAAGAGCGCATCCGCAATCGCCGCTCGCTCATTCCCGCCGCGGCGCATGGCATCAACAAAGCCGAGACCGCGCGCGCGATTAAGATATTCAACAAGCTGCGGCTGCCTGATGTGCCGGGCACGCCGGCGCTGGCCGAGGCGGCCGGCGAATGGTTTCGGGAAATCGTTGGCGTGCTGCTCGGCGCCGTCGACCCGGTGAGCGGCGAGCGGGTGATCCGCGAGCTGTTCCTGCTGGCGGCGAAGAAGAGCAGCAAGACCTCGTATGGCGCCGCGCTGATGGTGACGGCGCTGCTGCTCAACAAAAGGCCGCGCGCCGAATTCCTGCTTGTGGCGCCGACGCAAGCCGTGGCCGACCTGGCGTTCATGCAGGCGGCCGGGATGACGCAACTCGACGATGACGGGTTTTTGCAGAAGCGCATGCTGGTGCAGGATCATCTGAAGTGCATCACCGACCGGCGCACCAAGGCGCAGTTGCGGGTGAAGACTTTCGACACGTCGGTATTGACCGGCGTCAAGCCTGCCGGGGTCCTCATCGATGAGCTGCACGAGATCGCGAAGACGTCGAAGGCGGGCCGCATTATCGGCCAGATCAGAGGCGGGTTGCTGCCGATCCCGGAGGCTTTCCTGGCGTTCATTACGACGCAGTCCGACGAGCCGCCGGTCGGTGCCTTTCGGGCCGAGCTGAGCATGGCGCGCGCGATCCGCGATGGCCGGGCCAACGGCGCGATGCTGCCGGTGCTGTATGAATTCCCGGCGGCGATCGCGCAGGACCGCGGCCATCCGCCGGCCTGGCAGGACGTGGCGCACTGGCCGATGGTGACGCCCAATCTCGGCAAGTCGATCACCATCGAGCGGCTGGCCGCCGATTTCGAGACCGCGACCTACAAGGGGTCGGAGGAAATCTGCCGGTGGGCGTCGCAGCACCTCAACATGGAGGTGGGGCTGGCGCTCAAGACTGACGGCTGGCCGGGCGCCGAATTCTGGGCCGATGCAGAGGACGCGACAATCACGATCGATACGATGCTGGAGCGGTGCGAGGTCATTGTGGCTTGCGCCGACGGCGGCGGTCTCGACGATCTGTTCGGCTTCGGTCTGATCGGCCGCGACAGCACGACCAAGGACTGGCTGACCTGGTCGCATGCGTGGTGCCATCGCGGCGTGCTCGAGCGGCGCAAGAGCATCGCATCGCGCCTGCAGGATTTTGCCAAGGCGGGAGAATTGACCATCGTCGACGATAAGCTCGACGATGTTGCCGAGATGGTCGCGATCATCAATCGGGTCAACGAGGCGGGTTTGCTGGCGTGCGTCGCGCTCGATCCCGAGGGGCCTTATGGCGAGCTCGTCGATGCGCTGGCCGAGATCGGCGTCACCGAGAAAGACGAGCAGATCGTCGGCGTGCCGCAGGGCTACAAGCTGATGAATGCGATCAAGAGCAGCGAGCGCAAGCTCGCCAACGGCACGCTCTGGCACGCGAAGTCGGCGCTGATGGATTGGTGCGTCAGCAACGTGCGGATCGAGCCGACCGCGACCGCGATCCGCGCCACCAAGCAAAACGCTGGCGACGCCAAGATCGATCCATGGGCGGCGCTGATGGACGGGGTCACGGTGATGATGCGCAACCCGAATGCGGAACCCGACGTAGCAGCGATGGTGGCCTGACATGCAATACAGCACGCGTACCGCGCCGCCGCCGAGCGGCGACACGATGGAATTTGTCCTCTCCGACAACAGCGTCGACCGCGTCGGCGACGTGATCGAGCAGAACTGGGACCTGGCGGCATTCAAGAAAAACCCCATCGCGCTATTCAACCACGACCGCGATCAGGTGATCGGCTCGTGGGAGGGCGTTCGCGTCGCGGGCGATCGGCTGCTCGGTAAGCTCAAGCTGGCGGCCGAGGGCACGTCCGAGCTCGTCGACACCGTGCGCAAGCTGATCGCGCAAAAAATTCTGCGCGCGACGTCGGTCGGTTTCATGCCGCTGAAAAAAGAGAAGCTCACGGACGACGCCAGCGAATTCTGGGGGCCATTCCGGTTCTTAAAATCCGAGCTGCTCGAGGCGTCGTTGGTCTCGGTGCCCGCCAATTCGAATGCGGTCGCGCTGGCGCGATCGCTCAATCTCAAACCCGATCTCGTCGGTGCGATCTTCAGCAAGCCTGCAAATGAAGCTCGTGCCGCTAACCCGGCAAGCCTGCCGAAATCCGCCCGCAACATGAAGGGCATTTCAATGCAACTCAATCAAACGCTGGCATCGCGGATCGATGCCGCACAGAAGAACGTCATGGCCTTGCGGACTCGTCTCGAAGAGATCGCCAGCAAGGAGGAGCACGAGCAAACCGAGGAGGAGCGGCACCGCGCTGATGAACTCCCGGACGAGGTCGATGCAGCGCAGAGCATGCTCGAGAAGCTCTTGCGGCAGGAACGCGCCATCAGCGGCGCACGGCGGGAAGGCGCAGTCGCCGTGCAAAGCACCGGCGATACGTTGCTCGAGGTCGTCAAGCAGCCAAGGCAGCAGGAAATCATCCGGCCCGGCGAGCTCAGCTCCGCGGAACGCGACCGGCGGCCGTTTGGTGACGGCAAGAAACTGGACGATGGCGACTATGTTTTCCGGTCGCTGGCAACTTGGTTCTCGGCGCATGTACAGCGGGAGCCGATCGAAGCGATTCTGCGTTCGCGCTATGGCGATCGTGACGAGCGCATGAATGCGGTTCTTCGCGCGGCGGTCAATCCAGCAATGACGACAGTTGCGGGCTGGGCGGCCGAACTGGTGCAGACGCAGAACACCGCGGCCATCAATCGCATCCTGGCAAAGGCGATCTACATGCCGCTTGCCACTCGCGGCGTGCGCTACACATTCGGTACCGGCATCTCGCAATTGAAGATCCCGATTCGCACCAGCTCCTCGAAACTTGCCGGCACCTGGGTCGGCGAGGGATCGCCAAAGCCGGTCAAGCGCGCATCGTTCACGACCGCCACGCTCACGCCGCACAAGCTCGCGGTGATCACGACGTTTACCGAGGAGATGGCACAATACTCGAATCCGGCAATCGAGGCGATCCTGCGCCAAGGCTTACAGGACGACACCAGCGAAGCTCTCGATGCCTATCTGATCGACAACGTCGCCTCGAGCGCTTCGCGTCCGGCCGGTCTTCTCAACGGGGTGACGCCGCTGACTGCAACCGCGGCGGGAACGGCAACCGAGAAGATGGTTGCCGATCTCAAGCAACTGATCTCTGCTATCGTCGCCGCTGGCGGCGGGACTGATGTCGTCATGCTAATCAATCCGGCGCAGTCGATCTCGCTCGGATTTGCCATGACGACGACCGGCGACTTCTTGTTTGCGACAGTCACGGAAGCCGGTCAAAAGTTCAACGTGACGTTCATCGTTTCGCAGACCGTCGCCGTCGGCACTGTCATCGCGATCGAGGCTAGCGAGTTTGCAACCGCGACCGGCGATGCGCCCCGCTTCGCCGTCTCAAACGAGGCCACCCTGCACGAAGAAGACACGACGCCGCTGGCGATCGGCACCCCCGGCTCGCCCGCCGTCGTCGCCGCTCCGGTGCGCAGCTTGTTCCAGACGGACTCGATCGCGATCCGGCTTACGCTCTATGTGACCTGGGTAATGCGAAGGACGGGGATGGTCCAAACACTAGCTAGCGTTGGATGGTAGAGGGTGCTGGCGAGGCTGCGACAATCTTCTTCTGGATATCATACGACGCCTGGTCCGCCCGCCAACGCCAGCATTGCCCATCATAAGTCAACAACGATAGGAGTAAACCCAGATGGCCGTGCTGATGCAGGTGCTGTACGGGCCATACCGCGACCAGCGGATCGAAATGCCGGACGCGGACGCCGCCCAGGCGGTCGCGGACGGCTGGGCCATCGACCCGCACGCGCCGGCCATCGAGCCGCCGTTTGACGTCACCGTGAGGGAAAACGCCGACCGCGTGCATGCGGCCGCCCACGCTGGGGCGGCCAAATTGCGCGACGCCGAGCCCGAGCCGCCAGCGGTGCCGCCGATCCTGACCAGCCTGCTTCCCGCGCAGGCGACGATCGGTGATCCCGACTTCACGCTGTTCATCACCGGCCAGGGGTTTACGGAAAGCTCCGTGATCTTCTTCGCCGGCCATGATGAACCGACGACGCTCAACGGAGACGGCACGCTGTCGACTGGCGTGAAGCCCTCACTGTGGGGGGTGCCGGTCGTGGTGCAATGCTCGGTGCACAACGGCGCGGTGTCATCGAATGTGCTCGATTTTACATTCGTCGATCCGGCGACCTAGGTTCCAAGCCGGCAACCAGAACCGCCATGAGGTTGCGCGGACCCACGCCAGAGGAGGAGAAAAACATGACCGACGAGCCGAAAAAGACTGACGAGCCGGCGGTGGTTCAGGTCATCGCCGGACCCTATGCCGGCCAGCGGCTGACAATGTCGATGGCCGATGCCGACGCGGCGATCGCCGATAAGTGGGCGATCGATCCCAATGCGCCCGCGCCGACCGAGGAACCCAAAGCCATGACCGACGACGAGCGCGCGCAGATCGCGGAGAAGGCAGAGAAGGCGGCACGCAAGCTGCGCGGCGAGGCCGAGCCGACCAAGGCAGCGAAGCCTGAGGCGGAGCCTGCCGTCGAGGCGCAACCGCCACCGCGGCAGGAGACCGCTACTCGCGATCTTGGCGCCGACAACCCGCCCAGGTATCCGACCAGGGACATCACCAGGAAATGAGCCTGCTCGGCGGCCTGCGCAGCCTGCTCGGCCTCGGCCAGAAGTCGGCGCCGGAGGGGGCCTATCACGAAGGCCCCTATCGCATCCTGACGACGAGCTCGCCGGGATGGCTGCCGCACGAATGGGGCTCGTGGAATCACTGGCAGATGAACCAGGACCCGCGCTCCGGCGCGGGCATCAGCGCCATGGTCGAGGCTTGCGTCTCGGCCTATGCCCAGACGGTCGCGATGTGCCCGATGGCGCATTGGGCGCAGTTGGACAATGGTGGCCGCGAGCAAGTGACGACCTCGGCGCTCTCGCGCATTGCGATTGTGCCGAACGACTATCAGACCAGAAGCGATTTCCTGTTGAATCTCGTGCGCGCGCTCTACCTCGACGGCAACGCCTACGCACTGGCGTTGCGCAACAATCGGTTTGAGATCGCAAGCCTGCACGGCATGGACCCGCGGCTATGCCGGGCCGACGTCCTCGACGGCGAAATCTTCTATGAGCTCGGCGGCAACCCGGTCATCGATGGGCGCGTGGATTCGCTTGGCCTCGATCGCAGCACCTTGCGCTTCGTTCCGGCGCGCGATGTGTTGCACGTGAAACTTAATTCGGTGGTCGACGTCCTGCATGGCGAAACGCCACTTTGCGCCGCCGCATTGGCGGTTGCGGCGAACAATGCAATCTTAAAGCAGTCGATCAGTTTTTTCGCCAATCAATCGCGGCCGAGCGGCGTCCTGTCGACCGATCTCGCGCTCTCCAAGCTGAAGGTTGACGAATTACGGGAGCGCTGGAACGAGGTTTCCAAGGGCCTCAATGTCGGCGGCGTTCCGATTCTGACGGCCGGGCTCAAATTCCAGCCCATGGCAATCTCGGCCAGGGACACCATGGCGATCGAGGCCTTGAAGCTCAATGACGCCATGGTTGCCCAAGTGTTTCGGGTGCCATTGGCCATCGTCGGTTCGGAGCAGCAGCCGATGGGATCGACCGAGGCCTTGATGAATTTCTGGATCGCCGGGGGCCTTGGCTTTGCGCTCGACCGCGTCGAGCTCGCGTTCGACAAGCTGTTCGGCTTGCCGGCGAGCGAATATTCCGAGCTGGATTCGTCGGTGCTGTTGCGCAGCAATCTCAAGGACAAGATCGAGGCCTTCGCGCGCGGCACGATCGCCGGGATTCATGCGCCCAACGAGGCCCGCGCCGAATTTGAGTTGCCGGCAGTCGAGTTCGGCGACGAGCCGAGGGTGCAGCAACAGGTCGTGCCGCTAAGTTTCGCGGCCGAGCCGCCGGCGCCGCCTTCCTCCCCGCCGCCGGCGGCGCCCGGCGCGCCCGAGGATCAGCAGGCCGATATCGCCGCGCTGGTACGGCAGACTGCGCGCCTCGGGCGCATCGACGCGATGTTGAGCGGCTGACATGTCAGACCGGGTTGCTGGGGTCATAGACCGCGTCCTCGAAACGCTGGAACGCCTGGCTGGCCGCATTGTCGCGCTCGAAGCGCGGCCGGCTGCGCGCGACGGCCGCGATGGGTCGCCAGGGACGCCAGGCCGGGACGGCACACCCGGTCGCGATGGTGAGCGCGGGCCGCCGGGCGAGCGCGGCGAGCCAGGACCGGCTGCCGAGCCGGCGCAGCTCCCGCCTGAACTTGCCGAGCAAGTCAGCGATGCCATTCGCCTGCTGTATGCACCGACGCCTTTCCCTGCCCTGCCAGCCGTGCAATCGGCTGCTGCGCAGCGTCCCAGCCGGATCGAGCGCGATGACAGCGGCGGATACGCGCTGGTCTATGACGACGACACCAGCCGCGAAGACGGCGTCTCGACGCCTGGTGCGCAGACGTGATCAGTCTTTCCGAAGCTGCCGGCAATGCAGCGCTCGATGCGCTGTCTGCCCTGATGGACGGCGGCAGCATTGAATTACTGTCGGACGCCGATCGTCTGCTTGTGGTGATGAGACTTCCCGATCCCGCGGCAGGGCCGGCCGCCGACCGCATGCTCGTCATCGACAACATCGCCGAGGGCACCGCGATCGGGCAAGGCAGCGCGTCATCCGCGCGCATCGTCGCCATGGATGGCAGCGAAGTGCTCTCTTGCGACGTCGGTGACGAGAATTCCGACGCGACGATCAAGCTGACTGGAACAACGATGATTTATCGTGGGCAACCCGTGCGGCTGCATTCGTTCCGTCTGGTGATGCCATGATCGCCGATCGCGTCAAGGAGCTCTCGACGACGACAGGGACCGGCGCTTTTGCTCTGACCGGCGCCGTGACCGGGTTTGAAAGTTTCCTCACCGCATTCGGCGTCGGCCCATCGTTCGACTATTGCATCGAAACTATCGACGCCGCCACTGGCGCGCCCAATGGCTCCTGGGAAATCGGCAGCGGGCATCTGTCCGGCGCGACGACGCTGGTGCGCGATACCGTGCGGCAGTCGTCCAATGCGGATGCCTTGGTGGCATTCGGTGCCGGCACCAAGAACGTGTTTTGCACCTTGCCGGCGAGCGCGATCATCGCGCTGCAAGCCAAGCTCGACGACGCGCCGGTGGACGGCAAGACTTACGGCCGCAAGGACTCGGCCTGGGCCGAGGCGGCGGCCAGGTCTTATGTGGATGCCGCCGACGTCCTCAAGGAAGACAAGGCAAACAAGGGCATTGCCAACGGCTACGCTTCGCTCGATGCGAGCACGAAGGTTCCGGCCGCCCAGCTCCCGTCCTATGTTGACGACGTGCTGGAATTTGCCAACCTTGCCGCGTTCCCGGCCACAGGTGCGACAGGCATCATTTATGTCGCGCTCGACACCGGCAAAATCTATCGCTGGTCCGGCTCGGCCTACGTCGAGATTTCGCCGTCGCCAGGATCTACCGATTCCGTTCCGGAAGGTTCGACCAATCTATACTTTACGACGGCGCGTGCTTCCGCGGCTGCTCCGGTCCAGAGCGTCGCCGGTCGTATCGGTGCGGTGGCGCTAACTAAATCCGATGTTGGTCTCGCCAACGTCGACAATACCAGCGACGCCAACAAACCGTTAAGCATCGCCACGCAGGCGGGGCTTGATGCCAAGGTCGCCAAGACCGGCGACACCATGACGGGCGACCTCACCATCACCAAGGACGCCGCGTCGCTATCTCTCAACACAACCGGAACCAACTTCCCCACGCTTGTTTTCGGGAAAAACGGCGCGACGCGCTGGATTGTCCAGTACAGCGGCGCGGAAACCGGCGGGGATGTCGGCTCCGATTTTTACATTAGCCGGTTTAGTGACAGCCTTAGCTATCTCGGTTCGCCGATCATAGTCGCGCGCAGCAGCGGCGACTTGACGGTGAGCGGCAACGCCTACAAGCCCGGTGGCGGGCCGTGGGCAGGGACGTCCGACGAGCGCATCAAGGACGTGCTCGGCGACTACACGCAGGGGCTGGCCGAGGTGCTGCAGCTTTTGCCCGTCCGGTACACGTTCAAGGGCAACTATTCCAAGCAGGCCACCGGCCCCTCGCCGCACCAGCAGCTCGCGGAGGAGCAGCGCGAGTTTGTCGGGCTGATCGCGCAGCAAGCCGAAGTGCCGATGCCTGAGATGGTGACGACGGAGGCGGGCTACATCGATGGTGAGCCGGTGGACGATCTGCGCGTGCTCGACACGACGGCGCTGTTGTTTGCGCTCGTGAATAGCGTCAAGGAGCTGGCCGCGCGCCTCGAGGCGCTGGAACAGGCGGCATAACCAAAAATGCTTGGATTTTGTCCGCTTTCGACGGCGCCGGTCGCGACGGCTCCGGTCGTCCAGCCACCGCAGGCAGTTCAACCACCGTCTCGCAGTTTTGGCGGCGCGCTCGGCTTCGGTCCGGTCTCGGCGGCGCCGATCAGCGCCGTTCCGACCGTCCCGGCGCCGGACGTGGTCGCCATCGGCGCGGAGGTGGCTGAGGCCGCATTTGCGGCGGACGCCGTCGATGCAATCGTTCAGCCGCAGATCGTCGTCATCCCGCCTGGCGGCGGCCGTCGCGAACCGTTGCGGCCGGAACCCGTCGAGGGTGTCGGCTATGGCATTCTGCCGGAACTCGAGGGCGAGGCGCACGGCGTCGTCGTTGCGGCGAGCATCGGCGCTGGGATGCTGCGCAGCCTCGTTGGCGAGGCCGCTGGTGCGGCCGGTGCCCGGGGGCAGGGTGCGGCGTCTCTCACGGTCAAGGCGGCAGCCAGCGGCGCGCGTGGCGCCAACGGCGCGGCGGTGGCCGTTCTCGGCCTTGAGGTTGCCGGTGCGGGTTCCACCGGCGTGCGCGGCAAGGCGGTTGGCATGATCGGCGGTATCGAGGCAGTCGCGGTCGGCCGGCAGGACGACGACGCAGCCGCCATCGCATGGCTTTTGGCAGCCTAGAGGGCAATGGTATGGGCGGCCCGCAATATACGCTGACCGAGGCCATGGGCGTCTGCCTTGCCATGTGCCGGCGGTGTCTCGACGAGGTCCGCGCGCTTGCGCGGCTGCCTGGGCCGCCAGGGCAGGAAGGCAAGCGCGGACTCAAGGGCGACAAGGGCGAGTCGGGCGCACGCGGCGAACCGGGCAAACAAGGTCCAGCCGGGCGCGACGGTGCGCCTGGCGAGCCTGGGGGGGCGGGACCACAGGGCGCGCCTGGCGAACGCGGCCAGGGCGGCCCGGAGGGCGAATGCGGGCCGCCTGGGCCGGTCGGGCCGCCCGCTTATCCTGGGCGCGCCTGCGGCCTCTACGACGCGCAGATGGAATATCGGGCGCTCGACGTCGTCACGCTCAACGGCAGCGAATGGCGCGCGCGCTGCGACAAGCCCGGCCCATTGCCGGGCGACGATTGGCTGCTCGGCGCGAAAAAGGGCGAACCCGGCAGGCCTGGGCCGAGCGGTCCGCAAGGTGAGCGCGGCGAGCCGGGGCCGGCCGGGATCGACGTTGCGGCGATCGAGTTAGAAGACTGGTCGCTGGTGTTCACGCTCTCGGATGGCGTTGTAAAGGTTTGTGATCTGCGGCCAATATTCGAACGCTACGATGCGGAGCGGCGCTGACGTGGATATTCTCAAGCTCGCGCACTTCACCGTCGTCACGCCTGCGACCGATCTCACGCTGTTGACGCCCGAGGAATTGCGCATCGCCGCGGGCCTCGACCGCGCCGACGCCAGCCAGGACGAGACGCTGGCGGAATACGAAGCGGAGGTCGCCGCCGAGATTGCCTCGGACTGCGCCATTGTGAGCGATGGCGTCAACCCGCCGACGCTGCGGTCGGAAGTCGTCAACGACGTGTTTCGTTACTGTTCCTCCGGCGCGTTGTGGCTCTCGCGCAAGCATGTCAGCGATGTCTCGCAAATTCTGGAAAACGGGATCGAGCTGACGCCGGCCGATTGGCTGCTGGAGGCCGAGACCGGCAAGCTGATGCGCCTGGCCGACAATGCGAAGATCCGCTGGAGCGGCACCATTGTCGAGGTGTCCTACACCGCCGGCTTCGACATTGTGCCGAACGAGCTCAAGGCCGAAGCGAAGTCGCGCATCAAGTTCAAGGCCTCGGAGGGCTCGCGCGACCCGCTGGCGCGATCGGTCCGAACCGACATCCCGGACGTCGAGAGCCGGCAAGTGGACTACCAGGTCGGCGGGCTGTCGCGCCTGATGGGCGAGGGCCTCGCGCCCGAGAGCGAGCGGCGGCTGCGGCGCTTCATGACCCAGAGCATGGTCGGCTGACAATGGCAAAGCAGCGACAGGGCGGGCGTCCCGTCAAGCAAGTGCCCAGCGGGGAGCGCACGCAGA